ATCGCAGGAACAAATATCTCATCTACATACGATGATGTGGAAAACACACTCACCGTGGCAGTGGACAATACTGGCGGGTTCAATTTAGCGAACAACGACACTGACGATTTGTCCGAAGGAATAACAAATCTTTATTACGCAAATGCGTTAGTGGATGCACATTTATCTGGTGGCACTGGTGTTACGTACAATGCAGGATTAATTAGCATTGGACAGGATGTTGCAACAACGGCAGACGTAACATTTAATAGTGCCACTGTCACCACAAATGTCGCAGCAGAATCAGTAGACACTGATTGGATAGATTTCACACAATTGGTGCAAGGCGTAGTTACGGGCGCAGTCGGCAGATTAACATGGAATGATTTGGATGGTACATTAGACCTTGGATTGAAGGGAGGCAGTTCTACATTACAGATTGGTCAAGAAATTGTCGTTAGAGCCACAAATAACTCAGGTATTGCAATACCTAATGGTTCGGTAGTATATATTTCTGGTGCATTAGGAAATAGATTGACAGTCGGATTAGCAGATTCTACTGTAGAAGCGCAGGCAGCCGCTACTATTGGCTTGGCTACTGAATCAATTGCAGACAATCAGCAAGGATATGTGACGACTCACGGCTTGGTACGCGATATAGATACATCTGCGTGGCCGGAAGGAACTATTCTATACCTTAATGGTGTCGTTGGTGGATTGACAAGTACAGAACCTTCACCACCTGCACATTATATAAAAGTTGGATATGTAGTCAGAAGTCACGCTGTTAATGGATCTATATTCGTCAAAGTACACTATGGTGCTCACTTGCATGCGCTGAGTGACACGAATTTTTCTAGCATTGCAGATAATGATTTTATCTATTATGAATCTTCAACAGGAACATGGAAAAATGATGGATTAATAGGTGGCACTGGTGTCACTTATGTGCCATCAACAAAGACGTTCAGTATTGGACAAGATGTCGCAACTACCGCAGATGTTACCTTCAATTCATTATCAACTGGTGATCTGACGGTAACAGGCACAACTACAATAATCAACACGACACAATTGAATGTTGGTGATGCTATCATCACATTGAATGCAGATTTTGCTCCTGCTACAATAGAACCAACAGAAAATGCAGGTTTTGAAATTGAACGCGGAACACTACAACCAACAGTGTCTTTTTTGTGGGATGAAACTGCAAATAAATGGACAGTTGGCACTGAGACTCTGGTGGCAGCAACATTCGAAGGTAATGTCACTGGGGAAGTATCCACTCTTAGTAATCATACCACAGATGGGTTATCTGAGGGAACAACAAATCTTTACTTCACTGATGCACGGGTTGACGCACGGATTTCAGGTGGCACTGGTGTTACATATAATGCAGGATTAATTAGCATTGGACAATCCGTAGAAACTACTGACGATCTCACATTCGCGACAGTATCTGCTACTACGTGGGCTTCTACTGAACCGACATTGGCACCATTTACTGTTGCATCAACTGCAAAAGTCACTAACCTAAACTCCGATTTACTTGATGGACAGACTGGCTCTTGGTATCAAGATTGGACTAATACCACAAATAAACCAGATCCAGTGATCACTCTTGCAGGTGATGCTACTGGTAGTGTAACATTAACTGATCTTGGTAGTGGCACATTGACGGTTGCAGTTGCTGATGATTCTCACCTTCACTCATGGAATAATTTAACAGATCAGCCAGGAATGACTTCGTTCTTTGCAGACGTACTATCAACATCCGTCAATCAAACAATATTTACTATTCCTGGTGGATACACAGCAGGCAATGTTCTTGTTTATCTAAACGGTGTGATGTTATCAGAAACAACTGACTTTGTAGCATCAAACGGCACAACAGTAGTGCTGACTACGGGTGTTTTAGAAATAGGCGAAGTATTACGAGTTATTGTATTTGGTACGTTCGGTATACCAACATCCAATGATCCTGCTGTTCTGATAACATCATTGAAAACTATTGATGGTGCAGGATCAGGACTCGATTCTGATCTATTGGATGGCCAAGATGGCGTTTGGTATCAGGATTGGACAAATACAACTAATAAGCCAACCACAGATGGGATCGTTGAGGGAATAACAAACCTTTATTACACGGATACTCGAGCACGAGCTGCTATCTCCGAAGCATCTACGCAGTTAGCATATAACGCAACTACTGGTGTATTAACATTCACTCAAGGCAACACAGACACTGTGACAGAAGGTTCTACGAACCTCTATTATACAAATGAACGGGTAGATGATCGAGTTTCATCTCTAATTGTGGCAGGCACAGGATTAACTGCTACATATGACGATGTTGGCAATTCATTAACTATTGATCTTGATGACACGGCAGTAACTGCCGCATCATATGGCAGTGCGAGTGCAGTCCCAGTAATCACAATTGATGCACAGGGTCGCATTACGGCTGCATCTACTACTGCGATAGCAGGTATTTCGTCAGTCGGTTATGTGAGTACGACTGGCGTATTTACAATCACAACGAGTGATGCATCAACACATACTGCTGATTTCGGAGTAGGGTCAGATGATTCTCCGACATTTGCAAATGTCACATCCAGTGGATATGTAAAGGTTGGCACAAGTGCTCAATTAGAAACGACCATAGCAACGGTTGCAACAACAACACAAACTGTATTATTAACATTCCCCATAGCAAGTTTTGGCAGCGCCAAATTCATTGTCACGGCACACGACACTGTCACTGGTCACAGGCATATTGTTGAGATATTGATTGCACACAATGGTACAACTGCATTTGGTACAGAATATGGAGAGGTTTACACGGGCACTGTGTTGGCTTCATACGCGGTAGACATTCTGACTGGCAATTTACGATTCTTGACGACAGGTGCTAGTGCTAATAGCACAGAATACACGATTGTCAAGACACTATTGAATGCATAATAAATAAACATAATGAGGTAACCGATGCAATATTTTTACGATAAACAAATAAGAAGATATATCCAACAGTTCGTGCGAATATTCGCAGGCTTTAACGTACAGAAAGGAGTAAGCCAAACAGATGGATCACCTATCTTCCAAACTGTTCCAGTGAGATATGGCGACATAAATCGAATGGCAGCCCACATCATCAGAGATAATGGAGAAAACATGATTTCGTCCACTCCGTTTATGAGCTGTTATGTAACGTCATTGAGCCTTGCCCCAGACAGAAGAACACAACAGCAATTTAGAGATAAGGTGCAGGTAGCCGAGAAAAAATTTGATACAGCAACGGGTCAGTATATTGATGATGAAATAGGAAATACCTACGAAGTCACTAGATATACCCCAGTACCATATGATATGGAAATGCAAATCGACATTTGGACTAGCAACACGGATCAAAAATTGCAACTACTTGAACAATTGTTGGTTTTATTTAATCCAAGTATTGACATTCACATCGGTAATAACCCAGTCGATTGGACGACACTGACTCGCGTTGAGATGACAAATATGACTTGGTCATCTAGGAGTGTGCCATCTGGCACCGACGACACGATCGATGTTGCTACTATCATGTTTAAACTGCCTATATTGATGACACCTCCGGCTCAACTCAGAAAACAAACAGTAATCCAGACTATCATGGCTAAGATTCATGATGTCGATCATTTGAATTTAGAAACGTTTCGTGTGGGAGAATCGTTTGATTCGCAATTTACTAGTTACACTGTAATTTCTTTAGAAAATTACAAACTTGAATTAGTTGATAATCATGTAAAACTTATAGACTATAAGGATTCGGTCACTCCTATAATTTGGTCAGATGTGTTGATGAATTACGGAGAATTTAGAAATGGCATAAGTCAGATTCGACTTTATCAAGGAACAGAACCAAATGACAGTGTGGGTGAAATATTAGGGACATTGACTGTCGATGACAATGACGCAACCAGACTAGCAATAACTATAGACGTGGATACTTTACCGACAGATACATTAACTCCGATAAATGCGATTTTAGATCCTACTGCTGTTTATCCGGGAGACGGCACCATCCCGCCTGCTTCTACAGGACAGCGATACTTATTAATTGGTGATGTACCAGACTCTATTAATTGGGGCACTTCTGCGAAGGAACACGACATCATAGAGTACAATGGTTCTTCGTGGACAGTAATTTTTGATGCAAATGCGTCGACTGGTAAATCGTATGTCACAAATCTGACAACGGGCGCACAGTACGAATGGACAGGAGATATTTGGCAAAGTAGTTTCGAGGGAACATACAATGCAGGATTTTGGAGACTTTTTCTTTAATGATTTCAGCTAGTGGATGCGTTATGTTATCATTGGACACTGGTAGATTGTGTCTGCAACTTCGTGGATCAAATGGCAGTCATGCAGGAACATGGTCTTTCTGGGGTGGGAAAAGTAAAAGAGGAGAACGCCCCATTAACACATTACTGAGAGAAATGGAAGAAGAAATCGGTATCCTGCCAGATGTGGAAAAAGTATACCCATTACATAAATTTATTAGCACAGATGGCAATTTCGAGTATCAGGCATTTATCGTAACTGTCTTTGAAGAATTTGTTCCCACATTAAATTCTGAAAGTGATGGATATGCATGGGTCGACATAGATAAGTATCCAAGACCTTTGCATCGTGGTGCAAAGGCCATATTGTTGAGCGATGACATAAAGATTAAATTGCACACTATAATAGAATTATCAGCATCGAAAACTAGCGCAACAAATTGGTTAGATAGTTTTAAATCTACACATCGGATTTCGGCAAGATAGTTTTACTAAGTGCCTGTCGTTGATCCGATTCGTTGCCATCTGCTGTTATTGTAGTGTCAATATTGTTGATAAACTCAACTGCATTGAAAGTCTTTTCACTCCAAGTTTGTCCACCAATATTATCATACAATCTATGCCACTTTGTACCTCTGCGTACAAATAATCTGTTAGGCTCGAAATCAGTTCTTACAAAATAATCCCCTTCCTTAGACGAAACAGGAAAACTTGAACCAGATGCCAATGTCTCGCCGTATTCCCAAGATGGCGAAGTTGCATCTACCCCATATAGATGATCTAATAATGGTGTCCCTGTTGGATCGACATTTTCTGCGGAAGCAACTACCGCATTACTGATATCCATTTCTGTATTGTATGTGCTCATTAAATTGACCAGACTATCTTCGTCATCTCTGTTGCCTAATACGTCACTGTATTCCTGACTGTCTGTAATCGGAGAAAGTTTCACACGCCATATATGCGCTCTCCACGTCACACTGTATCCTTCGCTACCACGACTTGCGTCTTGTACTACATAAAATTTTGGAATTGGTGCTTTGCCAGCATCCAAGCCAAGATCGTCTAATAAGTGTGGCAATTCGATGACATCGCCTGCCATAAGTCGCCTTCCGAGAATTTCTACCATCTCGTTCATGTGAAAAGACATGAATAGCATATCATTAGATAGGAACAGACCAAATTGACTTAGGTCAAAATCGCTATCACTGATATTATATACGCCTCTCATTTCATAAACATCTTGGTCATATTTTCTATCCCGATTTTCCAGAAATAACAAATCCTGAATAGTGGTTTCGTCTGCATCTGCGTAATTTGGAATAGACACATCACCAGAATCTGGCTGATCTTGTGGTCCAACATATTTGTGTATATTTGCCCCAGTTCCACCTACGTGAAATTGTTCCCTGATGTTATTATCTAAAAAATAATAATCGTTAGTTTTATTTGGCTTCCACATTGATAATCTTGGCATGGTTTTTCCTATTCTGTGTAATGTATTTAGCAAAACTGATAAATACTTAATCAGAGGAAACATATTATGCACGATACACAGACAAGAGATACTATCATTAGGGAAATGGAATTGCTATTAGGTGGCGACATGGTAGATATCGAATTAGATCCTGCTCATTACAATCTTGCACTTAATAAGGCATTAGAAAAATATAGACAGCGTTCGGAAAATGCAGTTGAAGAATCATATCTGACTATAAATTTTAGCAAAGAAGTAGATCGATACGAATTGCCAAAAGAAGTAATAGAAGTACGCGACATTTATAGAAACAGTCTAGGTGGAAATCATATTGGCCAAGATTTTGAGCCTTTTCAGGCACAGTACATGAATACGTATCTGATGAATGCAGGCATTGCAGGTGGTCCAGCGACATTTGATGCAATGGCGTCAGCAAGAGAGTTATTGGGGCGACTATTTGGGTCGGAACTCACATTTACGTGGAACTATCCAACACACACTCTCACTATTCATAGGTTATTACGAGCAGATGAAATGGCAGTATTGCAAATATATAATTATAGACCAGAATTGGCATTATTTGCAGATATGTATGCACTCCCGTGGATCAAGGACTATGCATTGGCGAAAGCAAAATATATGGTAGGCGAAGCCAGAGAAAAATTCCTAACAGTCGCAGGACCAAGTGGCGGATCATCATTGAATGGTGCTGCATTAAAATCTGAAGCAACTGCTGATATCGACAGACTAGAACAAGAATTGACATTGTACTCCGAAGGTAGCGTAGGCTTGAGTTTCGTAATAGGCTAACAACAAAATCCCCGTTCTGGGGATTTTTTATACCCACTCAATAAAAATTTGACTACATCATCGTTATATGTAATAATATCTCACATTGAATTTAATCATGGAGAATCGAATGCGAAAAATTATCGGAGTGTGTGGTCTTATTGGCTCTGGGAAAGGGACAGTGGCAGACATGCTAGTGGCTGAACATGGGTTTCAGAAGATAAGTTTTGCAGATATGCTCAAAGATGGAGTTTCAACCATGTTTGGTTGGGATCGAGCGATGCTTGAAGGTGATACAAAAGAATCACGTGCTTTTCGTGAAGTACCAGACGAATTTTGGTCTAACGAAACTGGCAAAGAGATCACACCACGCTTGGTATTGCAGTTGTTCGGTACAGAATGTATGCGTACTGGATTTTATGATGGATTCTGGGTTAGTATCGTGAAAAAGACTATTCTGGATAATCCAAACACTAATTTTGTTATCCCAGACACACGATTTCTGAATGAAATGAAGATGATCCGAGAAATTGGTGGTGAAATTTGGACTGTGCAACGAGGCGAATCCCCACCATGGTGGACAGCAGCAATGACTGCCAACCAAACAGGATATCCGACAGACATGAATAAGTATTTCCCAGAAGTTCATGCAAGTGAGTATTCATGGGCAATGCCCGCTAAATATTTCAATCGATCTATCCGAAATGATGGCACACTTGAAGAATTACACGCAGCCGTAATGACAGGTATAGTATAATGGAAATTATGATCGAAAACAGTAGTCCATTCAACCGAATAATAGTGTCAACTGATCATGGATCATTGACTGAAACTGTCGTCTACCAAGATGAAATTCTGTCCAATGCTCGTGAGTTGATGCACGCAGTTGCCAATCTAGCAGAACTTATAGAGGACGAAGAAGCCAGAGCGCATTTTAACATCCATGCTATCAATTTACTTGAACAACCATAGAAAAAATACCGATGAAATGCAAGAACTGTCAAATTGGTGTCATGACACTCGTAATTGAAAAAACACCAGTAAAATACTATGGCGTAACTGCTACCGTGCCGTATAGGTATTTTTCGTGCACACATTGCAAAGGATATTTTATCAGCGAAGATCATCACGTACAAAATCGATCAATTTTTGATTATTTCAAACAGAAAGCGAAAGAACGCGCAAACACAATTAGGAACAAATTATGATTATACTAGAGCATACTGATTAGTGCCGAACTGACTGAAGCATTTGAACGAGTATTACCACGCAATTTAAAGAGCACGGGATAGGATGAATCTCATCTGCTGAGAGTTCTCGGCGGTGTGCAAATGGTTCGTAACTGATCAATCATCTAAAGTTACCGAAATAATAGATAGCCAACCCTTGTTGACAGCCAAGACAGGGTTCCCTTCCTCTATCGCGCATGGGCAGAGCGCGTAGGCGTTACAGTGTCTGCCACCACATTCTAGACAACAAAAAAAGGACTCGTATGAGTCCTTTTCTTTA